CCAGCTTTACTGGATATGCGGGTGCGCGGATTGGGACATTCTTTCAGGGTCTTACTTCAGATGATGAAGCCTACGCCACTCCCCTGAACTTTGAGACGAAGCAGATCAAGCAGTACGACATTAATAAGCAGTACTCGTTTACAGAACTTGGTGTTGGGCAAGCTCACCTTTCTTCGCAGCGGAACAACATTGAAGGCATCACTGAAGATTTGATCAGTATTGATCCGCAAGCTCATAGCTGGATCCTTTCGTCTACCAGCTATGGGGAATACTTGGATCGTCTGGATCTGGCTCGCATCGCTACTCCAGAGTTTGCTGCTAAAGGGGGAACACTAGGAAAGACTGTTGGCTTTGCCTCAGATACTGCCGCAATCGTGGGAATGTCCGTGCTTGCGGAACCACTTGCGTTTGCTGGTTATGGTCAGCGGTTTATCCAAGCTGGACAGAACATTTCGCGTCTCCGCTCTGTTGAACGCTTTGGAGCAATGGTCCGTATTTCGGAAGAGGCTGCACAGGCTGCACAGATGGTTGGAAGGCTGTCTGGTATGGGGCGTTATGCCGCTTTGGGCATTGCAGAAGAAGCCGCAATCAAGGTAGCTAAGTACAGCGTGGATCCTCTTTATGATCCCGAAGCCTCTACGATTGTCAGCGACACGGCTATTTCAATGGCTCTTGGTGGAGTCATCGGTGGGTTCGCGGCTCGAAGCTATGCCAGCAATCGCATTGCGGAACACGCGCAGAACTTCTACCACCAGTCGCGCCTCGGCAATGGAATGGTGGTCAACTACCACACTCCGCTGGCCTTTGTAAGCAGAGCCGCTGCCGACCGAAACCTTCTTGGGCGAAACATCATGCCTGTTGGTGAGACTGTGGACAGTCTTGCGGACGAGGCTTGGGAAGCTTACTCCCGTACTGGGCGTGAATTTGTTCCCGGAACCGAAGGAATGTCTCTCCCCGTCATGCAGGGAGAAGGAGTCATCAACCGAGCTGAAGATGTAGGGGCAGCCTTGCTTTCCGGAGACCGACGAATGTCGGCTTTCGGCCAGTCTTTCTACACCCCCGCCAACGAAAATATGCTGATGACCCTTCTCAATGAAGGGCGCACCACGGGATATCGTGGGCCTAGGGCAGCGGCTACAAATATCCCACTTGCACGAGGCGAAAAAGCTAGAACTGCGCGTAGATTCTTTGAAGGACTTCCAGAAGGATTACGGCCAAGTGGGGTTGTTCTTACCAATCGTCGCGGAACTCGGGTGGCTGGGACGCTTGCTAATGAGACTCTTGAAGGCCGCGTCTTCTACCCCGGAGGTCAGGGTCTTGGAGATGGGATTGAAATCGCCTTTGATGCCACGACTCTCCGTGGTAATTTTCTTCCAGAAGGTCGAACGCTATTCAGTGCCGCTCAAGAAGGAGATGCGGCTTTCCGGTATGGTGGAAACTGGAGGAACCTCAACCGCTCAATCCAGTCAGTCACCATTTCTCCGGTGGCTGATGTAGTAGAGGCAAACAGGATTCGCGAGGTTCTCCGTGGACGCGGCTGGAATCAGCGGACTCTTCGTGATGGCACTTCGGTGTTCACTCCTCCGCAGCGTCCTCGTTTCCGAGCCTCAAACGAAGAATGGCGTGGTGCAGTCACTGGTGTTCAGTCTTCGGTCCTGAACATCCTTGCTGAGATTCAGCGTCGTGGTGGACAGGTCAATCAGGATCTTGCCCGTACTGTTGCGCGTACCCTCTTTGCGGTTCACGCTGAGAACATTCGAGGAGCGGCTTTTGAAAGTCGTGTGTGGCGTAACCTTGCTGGATTCTTAGATCCGCAAGTTGCGGAGCGAATTGCAGAAGCTCGCCGTCTTGGCAATGTCCTTCCGGTAGGCAATCTTGATACCGCGTTTGATGATCTTGTTGAGCGTGGTCAAACTCTTGACGGTCTCTGGGCTCACTTTGAAGATGCGGTGACTTCTGCACCGATTGGCCAGTCTCAGAATGCATCTCTTATTCTTCAGGTGGCCAACGAAGTCCGTATGCGTGGCGGAGAAGTGACCAGAGAGACCTTTGAAGAAATCGTGGAGGACATTCGGAGCGTCATGCAGAATCCCCCCATGCGCCAGAATTCGCGTGGGCGCATGACTTTGGACAATAGGGCTCGATTGGCTCAGATCTCTGAGATCATCAACCGACGAGTTCCTGAAGCTGGTCGCCAGATTTATGTTCCTAGGGCTCTGGAACAGACAGTTCGGAACTTCGGTAACAGCATTGATGTAGGCCGTCGTGCAGCCTTGGCAGCTGAGAACGCAAGGCTTCGTGCTGGAGCCCCGGCTGTTCCGGGAGCTCCCCGTGGAGCAGCGGCTCCTGCTGCGCCTCCTACGGGGGCCGCTGAAGCTCCTACACCTCCGACAACACCCCCGGCGGGAGGAGGCGGAGCTGGAGCGACTAATGCAACCTCTGCGGCAGGAATGCAGCAGATGCAGCAAGAGATTCCGCAGCTAGATCGCTTTGACACTCTTGGACCTGTGGCAAGGTTCTTCAATCAGGCAGCTGTTGGGCTTCGACTGCCTAACCCAGCGGCCCGTCTTGCTTTCTTCTTGTCGTTCAATGCTCGTAGGGCCATGCAAACTACTGGAGGAACCCGTGTAGCCCAAGGCCAGACGATCTTCGAGCGTGGCACTTATGAAATGACTGGTCATCTTGCCACAGGTCTTACCGCATATCGAAATGGGTATACCCGATTTGCTTTGGGCCGAGGTTCCGCAGACCGCATTGGAATGATGGATGGTCTACGGGCTGGCTTTGGTCGTGGGGCTCGGCAGCGACTTGATGAGTTCAACACTGCTGTCGTAGAGCAGCTGCGAACTGGAGCTTTCAACCACGCCAATGATGGTGTGAATGAAACAGCAAGGCAGCTACGGCAGATGTTCAATGATCTACACACTGCGGCAAATCAAGCGGGTGTTCGTGGATTCCAGACAAGTGCGGTTCAGAACTATGTTCCCCGTCTTTGGCGCTGGGATCGCATTGGAAGGCTTGGAACGACTCAGGAAGGTCGCGCAGCTCTCCGCAGCCTTCTGGAACGCGCTCTTGGCCAACAGGCTGGACTTCGCCGTGTAGTACTTGAAGACGGAAGCATGGTGGATCTGCCAGATGTGGCACAGGCAGCTGAAGTCTTGACTGAGCGTCTAATTAGGCTGTCTCAGGATTCGGACCTTGCACCACTTTTGGACATTGATGATCAGGTTGCTCAGGCTCTGAACGGACTTCTTGCGCCACTGTCTGCTCCGGGAGCATCGAGGACTCCATTCGGACGCACTCGAATCATTCTTGATGAGCTGGCAGACCACACTACTACTCAGGATTTGCTGGGCAGTGGCCGAAACGGCGTAAGCATTGCTGATCTGACGATGAACGATGTTCCCACGCTCATGAAGAAGTACACGATCTCGATCTTTGGCGCGATCAACGAACGCCGATTTATCGACTCCTTCAACGAGCAGCTCAACCACTTTGGGATTGTCGATGCAAACGGAGCGCCCATGGCTCTGGAAACCATTGAAGAGATTCGCTCAACCATCAACAGGCTTGGAAACATTGATCCAAACTTTGGTGGGACAATGCAGGGAGAAGCTAATGATGCCTTCCGGGAAATCATTGCTGCCATGCGGTATGAGCCACTTCACCGAAGCAATCAGGAACTCGGAAGTCTTGGACGGTGGGGAGACAAGATCACGAATGTCGTTCTTCCCATGGGATATCTGTCCACCGGAGGAGCCTTTGGCCTTGTTGCGGCTGCTGAGACTTCGCGCATCATCGGTACGCTTGGGCTTCGGACAACTCTTCGACAGATGCCTCTTCTGGGAGAGATGGTTTCTAACTGGCAGAACATGGACGAGGGAGCCAGAAACTTTGCTGGCTTGATCGATCAGGCTTTCCATCCATCTACAGACCGCCTTCGCCGGACGCTGATGATGCAGGTTCAGAATCAGTACGGACCGACTGGAAATGCGTTTGAGCGCGGACTTGGAGCTACAGCAAACTTCTTCTCCGATGTCAGTTTGCTGACTCCAGTCACCTCATTCACGCAGAACTTGATGGCTGCATCAACCATTCAGCATCTTTATGAGGTTTCCCGAGGCATTTCTAGGCGCATGGATGATGCCACAATTCGTACCCTTGGTCTTGAGCCGAATCAGTATGACGATCTTCTGGACTATGTCGGAACAAACGCAGTCACAGCCTCACGAGGAGGAAGCGACCGAGTTATCAATCTCAACAACTTGAATGATCTGCGTATGGACAATCTTCGATCTTTCATAGATCGAGCGGTTCGTACACGCATTCAAGATATGCCAACCAGAGGCGATTTCCACCGAATTGGCTTCAGCTTCTATGGGCGACTGCTTACCCAGTTCCGTGGGTTCAATCTAAAGGGCGTGGACAACTTTGCTCTTCAGAACCTGTCGCGTGTTCGTCGTGGAGATGCCGCCTCAAAGGTCAAGGTCGCACAAGAAATTGCCTACACAATGATCTTTGCGGCTCTTGTCCAGTACTCTCGAAACTACTTGGATGTCCAATCTTTGAAGGAATCGGGTCAGCGTAAGAAGGCCAAAGAATCCGCAGACAGGCTTCTTGGAGTCGATGGCTTCCTTCGTGGTGGTCTTACAGGGCCGTCCGAGTTCTTCCTACCGATCTTTGCGGTTGATGGAGCGTGGAACACTTTTGTCAGCGACGATCCGTTGTTCTCGGCCTATCGATACAGCGGACTGAATTGGTATGGATTTCCCGCTGCCAGCTTTGTCTCTAAGGGAATGGATGTCACCAAAGATGTCTTTGGAAGGGCTGTAGCACAGCCTCTTGGGATTCAGGATAAGGAAAGAGACATCACGCAATCAACCATTCACAAGACCCGTCTGATGCTTCCGTTCCAAAACTTCATTCCTGTAAAGCACTTCTTCAATCTGGCAGAATCTGAAATTGCCAAGGAATTCCGTCTGCTGGAACGTCAGCCTCGCCGTGATCGCAAGGAAGACTGAGTCTAAGGAGCTATAAACCATGCCTAACCCACTGAGCTATGTCCTTCACAACGGAACTGGGTCTCAAACCTCGTTCTCGTTTGCTGGCATTGATGACTACCTGAGCGTTGGCTACATCAAGGTCTATTTGAATGATGTACTTCAAACCACTGGGTACACCATCAATGCTGGCGCAGAAACCGTCAACTTCAGCCCTACGGCTCCTGCCAGCGGTGTGAAAGTCAAGATTGCCCGAGAGACCCCAAACACCTCTGCGGGGTTCACTGGGAACATTGTGGACTTCTCCAACGGCTCAGTCCTGACCGCAGACGATCTGGACAAAGGCTTCAAGGGGCTGCTTCACATCGTTCAAGAGTCCAACGACACTGGCTCTGGAGCCCTTGGGAAGACCACGGATCAGTTGGGCTGGAACGCTGCTGCGCTGCCTGTAAAGAACGCTGGACAGGCTATTGACCCCGGCGATCTGGTGACCAAAGCTCAGATGGATGCGGTGTCTCTGTACGGAGCTTCGACCATCCCTCAGTCGTGGGCGGACACTGGTAATGGATCGAAGACCTCATTTACGCTGAATCCGCTGCCAAGCAGCACCAACGCCGATATGTTCATTGTCGAGGTTGGGGGAGTGTTGCAGCGTCCAACAACCGATTACTCGCTCACGACAAATGCCTTGGTATTCGTAACTGCTCCGGGAAACAACATTGGGATTCGTGTACGAAACTTTGGTGTTGCGCGTAACGCTTTGGATGTTGTGCCTAACGGCTCGATCACCAATGCATACATGGCTGCGAACTCAATCGCTACGGCCAACATTCAGGATGATGCAGTCACTGCTGCAAAGCTTGCAGATAACTCTGTGTTTACCCTTGCAATTCAGGATGACGCAATTACTCAGGCCAAGATTGCCGACGATGCAGTAGGTAACGATCAGATGGCTGTGAACTCAGTCAACACCGATCAGTTGGTGTCTTTGTCGGTTACAACTCCAAAGATTGCAAACAACTCAATTACCAGCGCGAAATTTGTCGCTGCTTCGGTGGATACTACCGCGCTTGGGCTGAATGCGGTCGCGCTGGACAACATGAAGGGCTCGGGTTTTACCACGAGCACTGGAACACCGCGTCTTCTTCATGTGGATGGGTCGGGTTTCTTGTCGGCAAAAAATCTTTCCACGATTGGCTTTGGTGGCGTTATCGCAGCTAATCTTGACTTTGCTAACACATATAAATGCCTTGGACTCACCGCTCCTGCGGCTAACGGAGATGCTCTCAGGTACAACGAAGCTTTTGATGCAGATCAAATTGCATCCGGATGGAAGCTTTCAACACCTTACAGCACTGCTCGTCGGCACTTGATGTTTGGCACTTCAACACACAACAGTTCCACGATTACAGGCTCTCCGGAAATTGCAACATTCTTTGAGTTAACTGGGGGAGGATTTGCACAGCTTGGCGTCAAAACTGGATATGGAAGTTGGATGGTCATGTATTTGACCTTGAATACAAGTAGTAATGCTGTTACTGGATCGGGCGTAATTAAGCTGGATACAGGAACGCCCCAGACTGTTCAAGTTTCGAATAGCAAAACCCTGTTCATTGCTTTGAGGTACTCGTAATGCCCCTAAACACAGTTGAAGCCGTAATGAGCACTGGACTTCTCCAGACAGCAAACAATCTGTCTGAGATCCGTCCGTACACCGATCAGTTGTTTGCTGTAGGCGAAATCAAGTTGATTGCTTCAGCCTCCGCTCCTAAAGGAACTTTGGCTTGTAATGGCGCATCCGTCAGTAAGACAACTTACGCACAACTGTTTGACAAGATTGGTTACACCTACGGAGGTTCGGGATCAAACATGAATCTTCCGAACATCACCGCTCCAGTAGCAAACACCGTCTACATCATCAAGGCATTTGAGTACGAGCCATGAATGAAGAAATCTTGTTAACTCTTGGTCGATTAGAGGGCAAGGTCGATGCCATGATGACCTCTCTTAGGATGCAAGAACAAGAACTTAAAATTCTAGATAAACGAATTCGAGAACTAGAACAAAGTCGAGCGTGGATGCTTGGGGCAGCCGCAATCATATCCATTCTTGCCGGATTCATCGTCAAATTTGTCAACTAAAGGACTTAAATGTACTCCCACAAAATTGCTTCAGGTCTTGCTCCTAGCGCAACCAGTACTACGTTCAGCCTTGGATACAACATGGCTGATCTCCGAAACCGCAACAACATTGGTGTTGTTCAGCTTATTCAAGAAAGCGGATCAGGAATGAACGTCACTCTAAAGGGAAGTGCTGATGGAGTTGCGTTTATCGAAATTGCAACTGGAATTACGGCAACCACAGGAAAAACTGTGGCTCTTATGCCTTTTCTGCAAGCTACTTCAACTGCTTCTGGAACCGGAACAGCCTCTGTTTACATCGTTCACTGAGGAACCATGAACAACCTACTAACGCTCAATTCCTTGAACTACTCGGTCAGGGCTAACAGCGTTAGTCCTAACAACGCGCTTAGCGGTGTGTTGGTTCTTCCCGATATAGACATTACGACTTCGTCAGCAATGATTGCCTCTTTTACTTCAACGCTGGCTACACCGGGATCAATTTCTTTTACAACCAACACAAGCACTCAGCTATCTACAGTCAATACCAACATCACGTTGAGTTTGACTGTGAGTGGGGGGATCAGTGCTTATTACCGAAAAAGTAGCAGCTCTTTATCTGCCACCAACCTTCAAAACAATAATGATTTGTGGACTGAGATTCCAGTAGGAGTCACACACTACGTAGACTTGGAAGACGGTGAATACATTGGATTTGGGTTTTACTACTTCTTCTCATCCGGAAGCATTACAGTCCGAAACCATTCAAGCGGTAACTCAACTGCTGGAATTATTAACGTAGTTTAACCATGCACAATCGATTTACCATTCAAGCTTTTGCTTCAACACTAAACGACGGTTTGTCATTTGGATTAAGCATGGCTGGAGACACAGGAGTAGACGTAACTCCAGATCCCGTCAACTGGTTGAATATTTACACACAGCAATCCACTGCTTATGGATACAACCAGCAACGTCTTACTGGAATATCAGAAGCAATTACCCTAAGCGTTGCTACCAATGCTGGTGGACTTCAAAGAAAGGTGTCATCAGAACCTTTCATCCTAGACCCAAATTCAGGATGGACTGCTACAGCCAATGGGGCCACTTTTTCTGTTCTCCCAAATTACTATGTAGGCTTTAGAGTTGTTGCCACAAAACTAGGACAAACCACGACAACAATCTCAAATGCCTCAGACGGTAATGCAGTTTTAGACAGCTTTGTCTCCACGGTTGGTACTGATCCTGAACCTCCTGAATACCAAGGAGAATTTGCGGCTTACGGAACAGGGTGGAGGTGGATGGTCACGGCTACCGCCAGTAATCAAACTAACGTGTTTCAGTACGCATCGACTCAACTAATGACTGGCTTTACGGTCACAGACGACAATGGAGATGTTGCCGGAACGGGGTTCTTTCTTGGTAATCAGTTTTATCAAAGCTATTTCCCCACATCGACTCCTGCTTTGGCTTTCCGTCCAAGTTCCGTTTACGGCTCCGCGCAAGTGCGGGCTCAAAATTTCATCAACGCCTTTCCAAACGGGTATATCAAGGTGTATGTAGGCACACCCGCAACAAACGGAAATCAAGTAAGAACTTTGGCCACAAATGAGGTGTTTGCTCAAAACCCACAATATGTTCTTTTTAGAGGCGGGTCTTACTTTGCAAATCAACTGTGGCCTACTGACGCACCAGTTCGTATTGAGTTCTACACATCGTAAGGAAGCCCATGGACGAACTCTTCAAACAACTACACAACGCCCTAGGGGCAGAACTGCTAAACCGGATTCAATCCGGCGAATGCAGTCCTGCTGACTTGAATGTGGCTAGGCAGTTCCTAAAAGACAACGGCATCGATGCCAACATGAAGGCATCTGCTCCTCTCTTGAACCTTGCAAAGGTTATGCCGTTTGATCCCGACGAGGAGGAAGCCGCATGAGCGAGGCACAGGACAAGCTCAAGGACTTCCGCAACTTTGTATGTCTTGCGTGGGATCACCTTGGGCTTCCTGAGCCTACGCCTGTGCAGCTGGACATTGCCCGTTATCTGCAAAAGGGACCACGCCGTCGCGTCATTCAGGCGTTCCGTGGCGTTGGAAAGAGTTGGCTGACAAGTGCATATGTAGTCTGGAGACTGCTGCACGACCCCACACTCAATGTGCTGGTGGTCTCTGCATCCAAGCAACGAGCAGATGACTTCAGTACATTCACCCTGCGGTTGATCCACGAGATCCCGTTCTGCCAACATCTGAAGCCAAAAGACAATCAGCGCAACAGCAAGATTGCCTTTGATGTCGGCCCTGCTCCTCCAAGCCAAGCTCCCAGTGTTGTCTCCAAGGGAATCACCAGCCAGATCACTGGTAGTCGTGGTGATTTGATCATTGCGGACGATGTCGAGTCTCTCAACAACTCGGCTACCGCCATTATGCGCGACAAGCTGTTGGCAAGCACGGCTGAGTTCGAGGCAGTCCTGAAGCCCGGTGGGGAGATCATCTACCTAGGTACGCCTCAGACAGAGCAAAGCATTTACCATGGGCTGGCTGAAAAAGGATATGTGACCCGCATCTGGCCAGCTAGGTTCCCAGAGGAGCGTCTCAAGACCGCCTTTGGAGAGAAACTAGCTCCGGTGCTTCGCACTGGCAAAGTTGGAGACCCAACCGATCCTAAGCGTTTCGATGCTATGGATTTGATGGAGCGAGAAGCGTCATACGGACGCACTGGGTTTGCGCTCCAGTTCATGCTGGACTCGACCCTCAGCGATGCTGATCGCTACCCGTTGAAGATCAACGACCTGATCGTGTTTGGATTGAATCCGGAGAATGCTCCGGAGAAGCCCATCTGGGCAATGAATCCAAACAACATCGTCAAGGATCTGCCCTGTGTTGGGTTCAACGGAGATCGCTTCTACGCGCCCATGGAGATCCAAGGACGATGGATTCCGTATGAGGGTGGCATCATGGCCATCGATCCTGCGGGCCGTGGTGGCGACGAGACGGCTTACTGCGTGGTCAAGATGCTGAATGGCTTCTTGTATGTGACTGCCGCAGGAGGCATTGCTGGGGGCTACGGCGAAGAGGTCATGAAGAAGCTGACCAGTGTGGCCAAGAACCACAAGGTCAATCTGATCCTAGTGGAGTCCAACTTCGGTGACGGAATGTTCACTGAGCTGTTGAAGCCGTACCTGCTCCGTGAGTACCCATGTACTACCGAAGAAGTCAGGCACAACATCCAGAAGGAACGCCGAATCATTGACACTCTTGAACCAGTCTTGTGTCAGCACAGGCTGGTCTTGGATGTCGGAGTCATCAAAAACGATTACGAATCCACCAAAGCATATACCAGTGAGAAAGCTCTTCACTTTTCTCTTATCTGGCAACTCAGTCGAATTAGCAGGGCCAAAGGTTCTCTGTACCACGATGACCGTCTTGACTGTCTGAGCATGGCCGTTGGGTTCTGGGCTGACAAGATGGCTCAA